AGCTGCTGCAATATCTTCTGCATCTGTAGTTGCATTTGTAGCAGTAAATGAAACAGTAATTGCTGCATTAAGAGCACTGTTTCCAACAATAGATTCTTGAATATCAAAGTTATATACTGCGCCGCCACCAGCACCGCCAGTAATACTAAGTCCTGTAATCGCCGAACTAGTAATTGCTGTGTCACCTGAAACTGCTCTGCGCATAATTTTGAAAGATGCTTCTGTTGGACTATCTTCTGTTGGATTGCTTTGTATATAAAGAGATCCTACTGGTAAATTTTTTCCGCCTCCTGCTACATCTAATCCATATAGAGCTGCATGGTTTGTAGCATATATTGGTGCAGACAGTGTTTCCCAAAGCGAAGTTGTTGCATTCCAACGTTTCACGCTGTACTTTGCACCACCATTTGGTTGCGTTGTCTTGATCCATATAGATCCTGTTGGGTTGTTAGTGCCGCTTACTTTAAATTGTGGCACATTAGTATGTGTACTAATTTGTAGTGCAGGAGCTTGGAATGTTGCTGCACTTATATCAAGGTCTGATAGTATAGTACCTGTTCCTGCGCCAATTGTAATTGCATTACCTGCACTATAAAGTTCTAGTCTATTATCTACTACTGCTGCGGTTACTGCGCCTGCACCACCAGCACCTAAGCTGAGTGAGTTAATATAGCTTGCAAGATCAGTTACTGAGTTTCCTCCCCAGCCTGTAACTGGAGTACCGTTGATATTAAATGAATCTGCAGGATTAATTGTTGGATTACTTGTACCGCTTCTTACTGTTGGCCAACTAGCTGTCCAGGCAGAGCTACCAACTGTTACCCATGTTCCGGCACTATTTTTGTACCATAACTTATTAACACTTGTAACAGTAACTAATGCGTATTCGCCAATAGCACCAATTGATGCTTTAGGAGTGTAATCTCCTCCACTAAAGTTAACAACATCACCTTGTGCATTTATAATTCTAGGAGTCTTATTTGTGAATGTTTGTCCATTAGTAGTTGTTACAGCATTACCGTTCCATTCAAAAATTCCATATAAAGAACTTGAAATATCAAACCAATATTCTCCTGATTGTGGATTTGCAGCAGGAGCATTAGCACTAGGTGTAAGCGATGCTAGATCTATATCTGCACGAACAATGTATGCTCTGTTACTAACACCTAATAATGAATAAGCTGCTTGAAGTCCATATTCATTAAGCTCTCCGCCGTGTATTGGATTGTTATTTGTATCTGTATAAAATACTGGTTCGCCAAATAGTTCTACTAAGTCCCTTTGACTTGTAACTAGATACGGATTACCAGCGTTTGCTTGTCTAGTTCCTTGTGCGATGCCTGTTCCAGATGCATTTGCTTTGTCTTGTGCTGATGCTACAAGCAACATTGGAACTGTTCCTGGTTGTGCCGAAGTATAAAAACTTTCGTCTATTACACTAACCTGAACTCCTGGTGATGTTAATGCCATTATAATTCTCCTATGAATTCAAAATTCTTTATTAATGTTATTTAGCCATCAGATAGAAAAATCAGTACTGTTAACACCTAAAAAAGGTGAGGTAAAGGTGAGGTAAATACAATATGCGACCATTATGTGTATGTGGCTTTAGACCTGCCGCAGTAAATTACAAAAAAGGTGGTAAAGTTTACTACCGAAAAAAATGTGAAATGTGTTTAACCCATGGAGGTGTAAGTCACGGCATACCAAAATGGAAGCAGGCTGGATATAAAAAGAAGTCATTTTGTGAAAAGTGTAATTATAAATCTACACACCAAGAACAATTTAATGTTTTCCATGTTGATGGAAATTTAAATAATTGTTCGCCTTTAAATCTTAAAACTATATGTGCAAACTGTCAACGTATTATGCAGAAAGAAGGAGTTCGGTGGAAGCAAGGTGATTTGAAACCAGACTTTTGAGATCATCAAGAGTATTAAAATTGTCAATAATAGCATCAAAAGGTACATTTGCCCAGCGCCATTCGCTTTCATGTACATCTGTTGGTTCTACACCTATATCTTGATACATACGAAACCAAACTGGATCTGGTCCTCTACGTATTCTCCATACTTTTCCATTTATATCTTTAATCATTTGTGCTTCGTTAGCAAAACGTACATCAGGAATAACAAAATTTGTTTGTGGGTTTTCTAAAATTTTCTTCTTAGTTAAACTAACCCATATGCCATCAAAGAACCCATTACGCATACAGTCAGTGCCAAAAAGCTGTAAAACAAGACGAGGCGTGATTTCCTTGCCAGTTTCTTTCGTCCAGAACTCATCTGGTTGTTCTCTCCATTCTCTAGATTCGGTTGTCCTGCCTTCAAGCATATCTCTGTCCCAACCAAAAACAGTTGAAACGCCATCTTTCAAAGAATCTGCGAAACTAATTTTTTGATATCCGTGGTTTTCTATTAGAAAGTTTGCAACGGTGTCTTTTCCGCTTCCTATTAATCCACAAATTCCGATAACCATACTCGACCTTTCATTACAATATGTTTATTATAATATATGTCTATGTACTTGTCAACCGATATTATCCTATAAGGAAGCTATATCCTGTCCCACCAGGTACAGCTAATGAAACTTCTGATTCAAGTTTTTCCATTTCACCTTGTGCTTCTGCCTTCAAACTTGCACCGTTAAGACTAGTCCCTCCTTGCGGACCTGCAATAGTAGCAAATTTTTCTCTAGCTTCACCCAACATATATTTGCAACCTGCAAGTGTATAATCTTTAATCCATTGGCTTGCTAAGTAATCATTAAGTAGTTCGCTGTCTGGTCTATAATTATAAGCAAACAACATTAAAGTTTCCTCTGCTCTAGGGCGTTGAAGTAAGGTTAATTTTTTTGAAGTTGAGTTCCATTTAAATTCGATAAATGAACCAAACATACGTCCTACTAGTTCTTGGTACTGACTAAACAAATCGTATGTAGCTAGTCCACCCATATTGGAACTTGCAAGCAAATATGTGTTTGTATATGCTAGATTAAAAGGTTCAAATATAGAGCCGCCGTCGCCGCCACCTGTGCGTGAACCTACACTTCGTCTAAATATTTTGCGTACTTCTATTACTTCGTTAGGTAATGTATATTCGTTTTGATCAACAACTGTGTCAAAAAATAAATAGCTTTCTTCAACACTGTTGTCGGATCTTTGTCTAAATTTAGACAACGCTTTTTTCAATGCAGTTTCGTAATGGATAGGATCTAGTTCAACATCGACCATTCCTCCGCCTAAAAATGCGTTAACATAGTCAAATATTTCTTGTTTTTGTGTAGCGTGTACTGACATACTTATATTCTCCACAAGTATTTATCTAACGATAAATACGAGTATGCCGAGACTTAGTTTATATAAACCAGAACGTGGAAAAGATTATGAATTTCTAGACAGACAAATCCTAGAAATGTTTACTATTGGAGGTACTGATGTATTAATACACAAGTACCTCGGACCTGAAAATCCAGAAAGTGATGATGCAACAGCAGATGCACCTAGATATAATAATGTTTCGGAAACAAATATCCAAGACTTACTTTTTCTAGAAAATAGAGACAGAAAATATGATCCTGACATTTACACATTACGCGGTATTTACAATGTACAAGATATAGATTTCAACCTTAGTCAATTTGGATTATTCTTAGATAACGACACATTATTCATGACAGTTCATATAAGAAATAGTGTAAAAACTATTGGAAGAAAATTAATGCCAGGTGATGTTATTGAATTACCTCATCTAAAAGATGAATATGCACTAAACGATTATACTGTTGCACTGAAACGTTTCTATGTCATAGATGATGTAAGTAGAGCCTCGGAAGGGTTTTCACCTACATGGTATCCCCATTTGTATAGGCTAAAACTAAAACAAATATATGACGGGCAAGAATTTAAAGAAATACTAGATTTACCGGCAGGCGAAGATACAGATCAAACACTACGAGATGTATTATCTACATTTGAACAAGAAATGCAAATTAATAATGCTGTTGTTGCACAAGCAGAAGCAGATTCGCCAGAAAGTGGATACGATGTAAGTCACTATTACACACTTGCAACAAATGAGGATGGTAGTATTGATGTTGATGCCACCCAGCCTGGCACTAATCCAGGAACATATGTTTCACCTGCATATGTTATACAAGGGTATACAGCAAATATTAATCCTGAGAAGTTAGCTCATAAACCTGCAAAATTAGGATATGAAGGATATTTATTAGGAACAGAAGAAGCACCAAACGGAGCAAATTTTGGTATGGGAATAAGTTTTCCTACCAATGCCGACAAAGGTGATTACTTCTTGAGAACGGACTTTTTGCCTAAACGAATGTTTAGATTTGATGGAAATAGATGGTTAAAGGTAGTAGATGATGTAAGAGTTACATTGTCTAATACAGATACAAGAAATCACCAAAAAGGTAGATTTATAAATAATACCAGTACAAATAACATAGGGGGAGAAATAGTACCCGAAAGGCAAAGTTTGAGTAAGGCACTTAGAGCCAAGCCAGACAATTGATTAGCAACATAAAGGAGATATATAATGCCAATCACACTTAGAAACACCAAAGGGAGCGAGCTAACATTTGCCGAACTCGATGGTAACTTTTCCGACCTTGACGGAAGAGTACAAACTTTAGAAAGCGCAGTTGATAGTGATAATCAAACTATTAGTTTGAATGGATCTAATCTTACAATCACCGGCGGTAATACCATAGATATTAGTAGTGCGTTTAATACATTTGGTGATAATCCGCCAGTTAGTGGACAAAATATACTAGGAAGTTTAATTCCCGATTCAGACGAAGCATACGATTTAGGTAGCTCTTCATTTAAATTTAGAGATTTATATCTAAGTGGAACTACTTTATACTTAGGAACTGGCCAAATAAGTTTTGACCCAGCATTAGGTACAGGCGGCGAATGGAATTTTGGTAGACCAATTAATGCAGAAGTTAAAATTGCTTCTGGAAATGGTTTTGGATTAAATGATAATTTTGTTGTAAACCAAGCATATCTCGAAGCGGGCTATGACAATGACACTTCAAATACTAAAGGCGGCTTAGTCTTTAACGCAGCTCCTACAGATGGTAGTGCTATTAGTATTGTAACAGTTGACCAAGCTATGCAATGGGAAGCAAGACTTGATGGCATAGTAAGAATTGTAGGCAACGGAGGTTATAGAACTGCTAGAGTTGCTAACAATCAACTTTCGTCACTTGCAACCGATACCACTGCTGATTTGGCAGATGCAAATAAAGTTGTAGGTGGAAATATAAACGTTGAGACAGACGCAGCAAATGGTCTTTGGGTATATGACAGAGATAACCATGTAAACAATTTCTATATTGACGGAGCATGGAAGCGGATGATTCCTATCGAAGAATTGCAGGCTGCTCTTCCTGCTGCAGGTTCTGGATCTACAGTTGATGATATCATTAATGCTATAAACAACATCTAAGTTATGCAGTATTTCTACGACGGACAAATAAGACGCTATGTTACTCAAATGGTTAGACTTTTGAGTAACTTTGAATATTCTGATGGTAAGGGAAATCTTACAAAAATACCAGTGACATATGGTGACTTAACTAGACAAGTTGCTGGAATAATAAGAGATAATAGCGAAAATAAAATTCCGTCGGCTCCTCGCATAGCAATACATATCAATAACTTAGCTATGGACAGAGACAGAACTGCTGACGCTAGTTACGTTAGTAAACTACATATACGCGAACGAGCATATGATGAAAATAGCGAGGAATACTTAGATTACCAAGGTAAGAATTATACAGTCGAACGCTTAATGCCTACACCGTATACTCTTACAATAAATGCCGATATTTGGAGTACAAATACAGAACAAAAACTACAAATACTTGAACAAATACTAACATTGTTTAATCCTAGTTTAGAAATACAAACGACTGACAATTTTGTAGATTGGACAAGTTTGACAGTTGTAAATTTAGAGGATGTAACATTTAGTAATAGGAGTATTCCAGTAGGAGTTGATTCTGAAATAGATATTGCAACATTACAATTTACTACGCCTATATACATATCTCCACCTGTAAAGGTTAAAAAACTAGGAGTAGTAACTAATATTATTGCAAGTATATTTAATGAAGACACAGGCGAAATTGATCTAGGACTTAGCATGCCTGATGTAATTGCATACGATGACAGTGTGAAATCAGGAAAAGTACGCAATGATTTCGGAGGTGTAATTGCACAAACTAACTATGCAACTCAAGTTGAAGCAACTAATTATCAAAATTATGGTGTTTATATAGACGGTGATACAGCTCAAATTATTGATAAGAATGTTGTTGGAAATATAGATTGGCGCGGCGTACTTGATGCACATCCTGGTAGTTATAATGCAGGGGTAAGCACAATTTACCTAACACAGATTGACACAGGTAACCAAATTGTAGGTACGTTTAGTCTTAATTTAGTTGATCCCACAAAACTTTCTATAAACTGGGACACAGACACATATCCAGATAATACTGTAATTGAAGGCAAAACTACAGTAGATTATATTATAGATCCTACTAATTACAATCCTTCCAATATAAAATCTAATGGTTTAAGATTATTATTATTAGATAACATAGGAAGCACTGAAAACACTGATGGTCCGGATGCATGGAAAAATGCCGACGGGTCAGACTTTGTTGCAGGTGCAAATGATATTGTAGAATGGAATGGAAATAGTTGGCGCATAGTATTTGATTCAAGTGAAAATAATATCGACGATAGTGCATACACTCCTATATACACAACAAATATAAACACTAGCACACAATATAGGTGGAATGGTAACGAATGGTTACTAAGTGTAGACGGTGATTATCCAAGAGGCAGTTGGAGGATTTCACTGTCCTGATAATTAATGTATGCAAGATAAAATAGTATGTAGTGGAGCTCTCTTTTTCAGTAAATCAACAGAGAGATTCCTTTTCCTTTATAGAGCAAAAGGCAAGCAAAATAATCTTTGGGGATTAGTTGGTGGTACAACGGAAGACCACGAAACTCCTTGGGAAGGCTTGCAACGAGAAATTATAGAAGAAATAGGCAACAACCATAAAATAGTTAAAACTATTCCATTAGAAACCTTTATTTCTAATGATGAAAAATTTCTTTTTCATACCTATCTTTGTTTAGTAGATAATGAATTTATACCTGCATTAAATGATGAGCATACTGGATATGCTTGGGTAAGTTTGGGTTCGTGGCCTAAACCTTTACATCAAGGTTTACGTAATACTTTACAAAACAAAACTAATCAAACAAAATTACAAACTGTAATAGATGTTCTATCTATGCTTGACTAATACTAATAAAAAGTGTATAATACAATTATGTTTAAAGTTTACGGTGATTTAATGTTAGATAGGTGGATTACAGGATCCACAACCCGAATAAGCCCTGAAGCTCCTGTACCAATTCTATTAGAAGATCATCAAACATTTAGTTTAGGTGGTGCAGGAAACTTAGCAATAAACTTATTTTCGTTAGATAATCAAGTTTCTCTATTTGGTGCTATTGCATCAGATAAAGAAGGATATAAAATAATAGAATTAATAGGAAATACTTATCTCCAAGCCGAAATAGACCATGATGCTACGGTAACAACTACTAAAACTAGACTAGTTGGATCTAATGGCCAACATATTATGCGTTGGGATAGAGAAGAACGTTATAAAGGTAATGTGCGTGACAGGCTTATCAGAAGTTTGTCTAAAGAAGATACAGTACTTATAAGTGATTATAATAAAGGTACTGTTGATTGCAATTTAATAAAAGAAATTGTTAGTATAACAAAAAATGTATTTGTTGACCCTAAACAAGAACCAGAAATTTATAGAAATGTTTTCCTAATAAAACCTAACATGAAAGAATAT